AGGCGTGCGCTTTGGCTTGTTATAGCCAGAGAAAACCTCGGAACCGCGTTTAATCGTCATTGCTGCGCCCCAAACCACTCAAGTGCATATTCTGGACGATTTTCCCTGATCCAGGGAACCGCCGCCAACGTCAAAGCCTCGCCGTCCATCCCCGTTGACTGCGAGCCGACGTGATGAACATACGAATGAGACAAGAAATGCCCATACCCTGCCGCAGACAAGTCGCGGCAGTGAACGTCATCCGAGTACCAATTCAAGGGCGGGAACTTCGCCACCGCCCACGCTTGCCTCGAGATATACCCGAATATAGGCGAGACAGCCTCCATCGGGCAAATGCAGTCTTCCCACGGGAACTTGAAGTACTCCAGCTCCTGTTTAAACGGATTGCTGCGAATGTTCTGCATCGGCCGGGCCGCATCACAGCGCGACACCACCCACCCGATCGGCTCGCCCACCTCGTGCTGCAGCGTCACCACGTCATCAAGCAAGTCGTAGTAGCTGGTCGGCGTGAGCACAACATCGTCGTTTGCCACCACCACGCCGTCGTAACCGTCGGCAAAGGCGATATCAATGATCTCGTTGTAATCAGTGCCGAAGTTATTGGCCGCGCCGCGCACCTGCTTGTAAACGTCGTAACGCGGAGCATTAACAGGCGTACGCAGATACACCTTCACCGCCGGGGCGTACTCGCGGCAGCTGGCAAGCATCACCGGCAAGCACTTGCCAGAGACACTCGCCACCACGATAGCCACCTTCATTTCTTCGGTTTCTTCGCCGTCTTGGCCGCTGCCTTAAAGGCGCCAGCGGTGGGAGCACCAGGCGCGCCAGGTTTGCGCATACGCTCGCCAGAGCCCGCCTTGATGCGCTCGCGCTTGGCGGCAATGTTGGCGTAAAGGCCAGGAGGTTTAGCTTTCATCATCGTCCCCTTCCATCATGGGTTTGCCTTCTTCATACTCGCCCTCTTCGCCTTCCTCGCCCTCAACCTCCTCGCTCTCAGCGATCCAGGCACGGCAGGTACGCGACGAAGCGCACTTGAAGTCAAAGATCTCGCAGTAACCCAGGTCGCCCGCCTCGATGGTCGCCCAGGGATCGCCATCCGGGCCAAGACCCTTGGCGATGCACTGCAGCATTCCCTCGCTGCGATTGAACGCGCCGCAGTTGCCGCACCGAGACATCTTCGCGTCTTCAGGCGACACGTCCCACTCTTTGGCCATATCGCGCCAAAACGCGGTATTGGGCAGCGCAGGATTTTCCGGCCCGTACATCGCCGCCTCGATGGCGCGGCCGCGGTTCTTCAGGTTCAGCGTAATGTCGCCTGTAGCGGGCGGGCACGCCATGCCCTCTTCGTATTCTTCAGCCATCATTTGCCTTTCTTCATCGGCTTGGACTTGCCAGCAACACTTAGGGCGATCGCGACGGCCTGCTTAGGGTTCTTCACCACCTTGCCGCCAGCACCGGAGTGCAGCTTGCCAGATTTGTACTCGCCCATCACCTTGCCAATCTTCTTCTCAGCTTTGGTCATCTTCATCGCAATTCACCTTTTAGGTTAAGCCAGCCGTGGAATATTACGCCGCAGCGGCTGATTCCACTTCGTGCTCGCGCTTGAGCCGTAAGTGCCCACGACGGCATCGGAAGCAAACGTCAGACAAAACGCGTCGGCGCGGTCAGGCGAAGGCAGGCCGCGCTTACGGATTTCATCCTTACCCTCAATCTGAATCTTGCCGCTGCTGGTGAAACTGTAGCGCACCGTCGCCAATTCAGAAACCAGCATCTCGTCCTTGGGCAGCCAGCAGTCCCGCGCCTCGAGCCACGCCTTGGCCTTGTGCCAGAGCTCGGCCTTTAGATTCCGATACGTCGTGCCCATCGCGGGAGACTCCGCGACGTTGATGCCGCGAGCAGGCAAACCCAGCTCGCGCAGCCGGTCGACAACTCCCGCGCCCAGGCCGATAGAGTCCACCAGGATCTCGCGGGGACGGGCGCTGGGGGCGAGGATCTCGTACTCCGCCACGACCGCGCCCGTGAGTTGCATCAGATCAAGATTCTTCCACGTCTTGATAGGCTCCAGCAACGCGTTGCCCTGGCGCTTGCACAGGGCGCTGCGGTCGCTGCCAAAGCGGGCGACGTCCAGGCCCCACACCACGGGCGCGTGCGCGCTTGGTGTAACGTCCCGCGCCATCGCCATCTCGAGGAGCTCCATCGGGATCACGGTGTCGTCGTCGCTACGGGGGAACTCGCCCAGCACGCGGATGCGGTAGGCGTTGCTCTCCTCGCCGTAACGAGACTTCATCTCGTTGATATAAGCCTCGCTCACCCGCGGCGAGTTCTCGCAGGAGACCCGCAGCGTCACCCAGTCACCCGCCAGGCGGTTATGCGTGTCGTAAAAGAACCCGCTACTTCTGACAGGGTTGCCCAGCAGCAGCGTCACGGCGCTGTGGCCAGACATCGAGCCGGCTGCGGCCTCGAAGACCTGTTCCGGGATACCGGACGCCTCGTCGGCCACCAGCATCACGTTATCGCTGTGCACGCCCTGGAGCGCTTCGGGCTGCTCTGCGCGGCTGGTTCTGGCCGATATGAACGCCTCAGTGTTCGCGTCTTTGACCTCGATGCGGTCTTGCTTGACCTCAAGCTGGTCGGCAAGCATCGGCGGGAGCACCTTAACCCAGCGCTTGACCTCGGCGAAGAGGGCGTCGTACAGCTGGCTGCTCGTCGGCGCGGTAACCACGATCTTCACCGGAAAGCGCAGGAACAGGTACCACAGCATCGCCCACGCGGCGGCCGTTGACTTGCCGACGCCGTGACCGCTACGGACGCTGATGCGCCTGTTGCCGCGGGCGATGTGATTCAGAAACTCAATCTGCCACTCGTCCGGCGTGGTGTTGAGCACCTCGCGCACGAAGCGGACCGGGTTGTTCTTGTAGAGCTTGACGAACTCGACAAACGGGTTATTCGCCAGCTCAACTTCTAAATTTTTTTTCGCGGGCACGTTGTTCCGTGATGGGGGTAGGGGGTGGGGGTACTCGCTGCGTCTGGTCTGCAGTGCAAAGGCGGCACGGCCAGCATCCGCTTTCGCCCCGACGTGATTATGTACGCAAGTCTCGGATTTTGGGAATCGGTAGGTGTTCGGCTCCGCCACAACCCGCCCCGCCGCCGCGCCGACCGGGGGGGTCTCGCGCCGTCCGCGGCCAGGAGCCCCGCCGCCGCTGTGGACAATTCGTGCTGCACCGCACACACGCTGGCGCGCGGCCATGCTGCGCTAAGTCGTTGATTTCATTGATCTCTTACGCGTGGCTTACGTTTTGAAAGAGATACAAGGTTCATTATGTCAAATTGCGATGCGCGCAAAACCCGCGTTTTGCTGCTTTCTTGGGCACTGGGCCGCGTATCCACAGGCTTATGTGGACAACTTGGGCGTGACATCTGTGGGTAAGTCCTCGACCACCTCGACGTGACGCAGCGCGTTCATGCGCAGGTCCTGGACGTTGATGTTGATTTGCTGCGCCTTTTGTAGGCCGTAAGTCTTCTGATTCCAGCGTTCCGCCAGCCACTGGCGCGTCTGGATGCGGACGCGAGCGTGCGCAGCGTGCTCGGGATCTGTCTGATCGGCTATCTGCAAAGTCTCTACCGCAAGGCGATCAGCGGCTTGTGCGCGTGCACGCGCGAGTTTATCACCGTCAATGTCAACCTCGTCCATCCAGCGCTCGAGTGCTTTGCGGCTGATCCCCATCTCCAAGCAGATGTCGGTGTGACTCTTTCCGGCCTCCAACATTGACCAAATCATGTCCTCCGGCAGCTTTGCCAGCATCTTCATGTCTTGATGAAACTTCGGCGTGCCAGCCATTAAAACGCCCTCCAGTCAGTTTTCTTCATTCGATGCACCCCACATACCGCCAGCCACACAACGCGCCCCATACGCCCGTTAAACGCGTTTAAGCGATCTTCTTCAGCGGTTTCATGTCGGTCGGGAACATTTTAGGCGTCGTGCTCGGCTTATCAAGGTCCAGGTCGTTCTCGAAGTCGTCGAACCCTGATCCGGTCGTGTCGACCTTAACCACGGTCGCCGGCACGCCAAGCGTCGCCTTGAGCCTGGCGAGGTCATTACCCAGCCCGCTCGCCAGCATGGTCGCCAGCTCCGCCATGGACCATATGTGGCGATCTTGCACATCCGGCCTGGTCTTCTGATACGCCGCCGCGTCGGCCTCGGTTGACACCACGGCCATCACGGCCCCGTCCGGCATTTCCCATTCAATCGCCTTGACCTCCCCCGCGGGCGCAATGCCTTCGGCAGTAGCCCACTGATCCATCGCCCGGTATGCGCGAATCATCCCATCGCACGCCGAGGCCAGCCGGTTGAAATCCTCTGTTCCTGAAGCCTCCCAGACCCGCTCGGCCTGCTTCCAAACTTTGACACGAAACTCTACGTCAACCAAAGCAATAATTCTATTCACCCCCCATTTGTCCTCATGCTCACGCTTGATGCGGTCCAGCTCCACCATCCGCGCTTTGAAGAACCTTGAGAACTCAGACTCAGGAAACTTGACCTCGACTGGCTTGGGAAGTTGCCCGGGTTTTCTGCTTTGTTTTTTCATCATTAAGTTAGTCTCCACTGACGTAGCGTGACGAATCGTGAGATCGGGCGGTCGAATCGTAGCAAGATATACCCTTGCTACGATTCGTCACGCGTTTGACCGCTCTTCTGGGGGTGGACGAATCGTCACGATTCGTCACACGATTCGACCATTCGTCCAGGTCTAAAGTATTCATCACCCTTTTCCTCAAACTGCTCAATCCAAGCCCAATCTCCCTCAATTTTTATGTCAGAAGGACGTCCAGAATCGCTCCTTACGCGTCTCCAGGCGGCTCTAAAAGCATCGCTGCCAGCCTCGTCACTGCCCATCTTTTTCGCAAATTCGTCTCTCCACTGGTCCACCTTTACGCACTTACGGACACCGACCGACACCTTCCAATGTGTACCTTTAGCGTTAATTACGTCCCTCAAAGCCTGCACCGCGATCTGCTGTTTTTTACCCTTGCCTGAGCGATTAAGTCCTACTTTCTTGGCCTCCTCGGAGCGCGCCAGCGCATCCCCATCGCTCGGATTCACGGCCAACGATTTGCGCGGCTCATCAAGTCCCAAGCCGTTCTCGCCTGGCTCGTCGATGTCGATTTCCACCATCTCAAACCCGTAACGGACGCCATCCTCGCCGTCCTTTTGCTTACTGATGGTGACCACGCCCCGCGGTTGATCGTCAAAGCGCAGGAGCTCCAGCTCCGTATCCACGGCCCCGAGCAGCGAGGAATGGCCGCGCAGCCCTTTGGCCTGATCCTTACCGCTGTGGTGGATCACAAGCAGCGCGGCCTGGAAGACCTGCTGCAAATGGCCGCATGAGGTGATGAATGCGCCCATGTCCTCGGAGCTGTTCTCGTTGCCCCCGCCGAAGGCCCGGGCCAGCGTGTCGATGACGATAAGGTCAATCGCGAACCCCTTTTCCTCCTGCAGCTGCGCGATCGACAGCATCAAGGTATTGATGTCATCGGCGCTTGAGCGCAGGTTCACCTGGTGGCGCAGGACATAGATCGGCGCACCGTTGTCGATGCCGTGATGGATACGGCAGGCTTTGATCCTGGCGCCAATGCCCCCATGACCCTCGCCCGCGATGTAGATGATTGCCCCGTTATCACTAGGGCTCGAGTCCTGCCCCATCCAGGGCTGCGCGCGCGCGATGGCCGCCGCCAGGTCCAGTGCAATGAACGACTTGAAGCTACCTGGCGGGCCATAGAGCGCGGCAAAGCCCTTTTTGGGCAGCACCTTATGGATGAGCCACTCAACCGGCTCGTCCTTGATGTCGTCCCATGACTCGAGCTTGAGGTTGCGTTTGGGTGGCTGGTCTTTGGTTTGTTCTGCGCTGACCGTTACGGCGGTCTCCGTGGCGCCTGGCGCTACAGGCGGCGGCGGCTCTGCCTGCGGCTTGTCCTTGAGCCGCTCTGGCGCATGGACCTCTTGCTCGCTGGTAATGGGCGCCTGAGCCTTGACCAGATCCGCGAGGTCCGTGCGCGTCTTGCCTTGGCTGTAGATCCACTCGAAGGCGTCATCGCCCAGCGCCTCGCCGCCCAGGTCGATGACTCGCACCGACTTGGCGACGGGCAGGATCTTCGCGGCTGCCTTCTTGGCGTACTTCCAGCCTGGCGCGTCGTTATCGGGCAGGATCACCACGTTCGCGCCGGCAAAGTATTCGGTGATCGCGTCGGGCCAGGTTCCGCTACCCGCGTGGCTGGTCGTAGCGACCGAGCCCAGCGATATCACGGCGTCCGCCGCCTTCTCGCCTTCGGTGAGGTAGACGTAGCGGCCTTTGCTGATCGCATCGCGTAATTCCGGCAGCTTGTACGGCACGATCCGGGCATCACCCAGCGTTGCGTGCCGACGGCCTGCCTCGTCAACCTTGATCAGCTTGTAGTCCTTACCCTTGGCGTCGGTGGTCTTGTAACGCTGCTTGATATACAGCGTGACGCCCTCCTCGTCGGTGTAGTGCCACTCCTGCTCAAGCTGCCGCGTGACGGCGACCGGCTTGATCAGCGCGAGCGGCTCGGGTCTAGCCTCGAGTTCCGGCAGCAGCCCTCTCTCACGGATCACGGAGAACACTGTCCCCTGATCGCACCCGCCGTGACAGTGGAAAAGCGCCTTGCCGTCCGATGTCTCGCCAATGGATAGGCTAGGGTTCTTGTCTCCGTTACCTCTGCCGTGCCCTGGAACTGGGCAGCTTGCCACCCAATTGCCGTTTACCTTCTTGGCGTTGCCTAGCGCCTTGGCTATTTCTTCGGCTTGCATTTGTGCCTTCACTTTTTACTGTTTAAGTAGTTCCATGCTGCTGCTGCGCACAGTGGGACTTGTCCGTTTCCAATGGCTTTAAGTCTGTCCACCCGAGCGGCCACCCCATGAGCCACTCGACCCAAGTCGGGTTCAAACTTCCACCAGCTTGAGCGCTCAGAGTCGGCGTATTGCGGTTGTGCTCCGATGGGAATCCGCCCTCTTTCGCGTTGTGCGCTGTGGGCGTTGGCCAAAACTTCACCGCCGCCTCTAAACTCACTTGCTTGCCTAGCTTTATTCTTCGTGCTGTGCTGTTTGCAGTTGCTCTCGGCCTGTTGTCGCTGGCTTGTGGTGTTGGCCACGATCCAGATCCTGTCTCGTTGATGTGGCGCTCCAACGTCGGCAGCTCCCATAACAGACCATCGCGTGTCATACCCGAGCGCGGCAAGATCACCGATGACTCGTTCAAGTCCTCGATGAACGAGCATTGGGCTGTTTTCCACGAAGACGTGACGGGGTCGTACTTCGCCAACCACCCGCGCCATATGTCGCCACATCCCTGAGCGCTCTCCGTCAAGTCCTGCGCCACGACCTGCGACGCTGATGTCCTGACAGGGAAATCCGCCAGATACAACGTCAACAATTCCGCGCCACGGTCTGCCGTCAAAGGTTTGAACGTCATCCCAAATCGGGAAAGGCGGGAGAAGGCCGTCGTTTTGTCGGGCGGCAAGTACGCAAGCTGCGTATGGCTCCCATTCGACGGCGCAGACGGTTCGCCATCCGAGCAAATGTCCCCGAGTATTCCTCCACCAGCGCCTGCGAAAAGAGCCAGCTCATTCAAACTTCTTTCCCTTCCAGCCTATCCGCCACCAATTTCGCGTAACCGGCTATATCCACCCACGAGTCAGCATAGTTCGGATCGCCGTTGGCGATGCGACCGATCTTGTGGCAAATCATCTCAAGGGCTTCAATCTGATCTGGTTCCATACTGTCAAAACGTGAACCCATATGCAGGCGCAGGATGTACTTCAGCTTCTGCGTCACCTCAGCATGGTCTTTAAATTTTCCGTACCGCGAGCCGCGCTCTTGCAAAATTGAATCAACGCTATTGGAGATATTCGTGTTTGTCATTTGCTGCCTTTTCAGTTTTTGAGTCAAAAAAACCGGGACCGTCTGGCCCCGGCGTTTCTTCTACTTATGGTTAAAACATCTCATCTTCCGCTGGCGCCGCGGCTTTTGCCGGAGCGCGAGCTACCGCAGGTGCCGGTGCCGGCGCTGCCACATACTCGTCTTCGTCTACAGCAGCCGCCGGTGCGCCCATGCCTTCAGGGCGAGCGATCCAGTTGACGATCTCAAACTGAGGGATGCGCGTGGTGCCGCGTCCGATCTTCTCAAGGCGTGAACCCTTGTACTCAACGACGGGCAGCTTGCCCTCGTTGCCTGCGCGCTGCGCGGCGCACTGGGTGTACAGAGCCTCGAGGCCCATGTTGGGACCGACGCCGTTGGAGCTCCACGACGCGGTGCCGATCTCCTTGTTGTAGAACGTCACTTCAAAGCCGCGCTTGTGATCGGGGCTGGGCTGCGCACCTTTACGGCCGATGGCTGCATCAGGTTGCCAGTCACGCACGCCGGTGCCCAGGAGGAGCCAGCCGGTCGTTACGTTGTCAAAGTCGAAGACGACTTTCTTCAGTTGAACTTCTTCGTTGTTGGAGTTAGTCCACGCATTCGCTTGGGGGGAGAAGCGCAGATAGTTGGCGTTGCCGCCACCAGAGGACAGATTTAGCATTTAGCGTGTTGCTTTCGAGAGTTGATGATTCCCCTTGCGGGGCGTTGATTATTGACGCAGGCTCGCGTCCCTCGCAATGGTGACGCCCGAGGATTCCTTTACGGTTAAATCCTCAAGCATTACCTTTTGCTCTTTTGCTAACAGCTTTTCCACAGCTGCCGGCGTAATGAATTCAGTTATTAACAGTTTCTCCACAGGAATACCTGCTTCGATGAGCACTTCCTTGGCTTTCTCTTCGCTCTTCCACTTGCGCACGGCGCGCTTGGGCGCGAGTTGCCACCCGGCAAGCGTGCCCCCGTCTTCCATGCGCCTGAGCGCGTGCTTCTTCAGGCTGTCGATGAAGGCTTCGACGATCGGCGCGCGGTCCAGGAGATCGCTGATCTGATCGTCGGAGAGCCGGACCATCACGGCCTGGATCTCCTCCTTCGTCATCGCGGTAATGTTCGGCTGCTGCTCAACGAGTTGAAATGCCTCATGCTGCGCAGGGCAGGTGAGCTTTGCCGGGCAGTACTGGCAGGCTTTCTCTGACGGCCGCGGCTTGGAATTCTCATCCGTGACGGCCATGATGGCCGGCTGCAGGACGCTGTCCTCCCAGTTGCGCAGCTCGTCGATGGTCATGCGGTGGCTGCGCACGCCGCCAGTGCGTGGCTGCACGATGCGCAGTTCCACCTCCTTGATCCCTTCAAGCTGCAATGACGCAATGGCCGCGAGCGCGTAGATCTTGAGCTGGTCGCTGTTCTCATCGACGTAGTTAGCGCCGGTCTTCAGGTCCCCGATGATGAGCGTGTAGCTATTAAAGGCCACCACGTCAGCCGTTCCGCGCAGCAGAACGGTATCCCAGTCGGCGTAAAGGACGCGTTCCTCCACCCAGACGTTCTCAGCGCCGACGAAGTCCTCAATCTCAAGGATCGCGTCCAGGTGTTGCTGCGCCATGTCGACGTGCCACTGCGCCATGACGACGCCCTCGACGGTCTTGCCCAGGCTGTAAAGCGGCTTATCTCCGAGGAGGTAGCAGGTCTCAGCCAGCGCATGAATCGCCGTGCCGGCCATTGCTGCATCGCCTGATGGCTCAGGCGGGATGTCCTTGGACAAGCGAACGCTAGCCGGGCAGGCGATCCAGCGCGAGGCGGCGGAGGGGCGAAGGATTAGCTGGTTCATTTGTTTTCCCGCACGTTGTTACTTAGAGAGACTGTCTAGCGATTGCTTCCTGCTCTTCTAACCACCGCAGGAACACAGAAGCGTCCTTGTAGCGGCGGTCAGGCCAGCCGCGTTTGGTCATACGGATGTGCAGCA